ACGTGCTGCACCGGGCCGACGGTGCGTGGGCGCCTTGCAACACCGTGGTCACCTACGTGCGCGGCGTGCGGGTGCCCGAGGGTGGAGAGATCGCTGCGGGCGTGCTGGCGCTGGAACTGGCGAAGGCCGCGTGCAACGACAACACCTGTCAACTCCCGAAGCGCATGCAGACGATGACCCGGCAGGGTGTCACCGTCGCCATGCTGGACTCGTTTGACGACGTGGACAAGGGCCACACCGGCATCTGGATCATCGACTCCTGGGTCGCCAGCATGACGAAGACCCCCGTTCGGCCTACGGTCCTGAGCCCCGACAAGCCCCGCCACGCCACCCGGAGGTCCACGTGGACGACCTGACCCCGATCCTGACGGGCGTGCTGTCGGCTGCGGCCAGCACCCTCAACGACGAGGCGCGCGGCCCGGGTCGGGTGGAACTGACGCCCGGTGCGGTGCCCGCATGGGACGACTGCTGCTCGGGTCAGTTGTACCTCCGCACCATCAACATCTTCCCGACTGCTGGCAAGGAGTCGCCGTTCCCGCAGGTGGACAGCAGGCAGCGCGGCCCGGTCGACGCGGCGTGCAAGGTCCACGCCTACGGAGTGCACATCGGGCTCGGGGTGCTGCGCTGTGCCGCCACAGTGAATGATCAGGGGCAGGCACCGAGCAGCGCTCAGGTTACGAACGATGCCGTGCTGATGTACACCGACAGCCGTAGCCTGCTGGCTGTCCTGCTGTGCGACGTGCCGTCGGTGCGTGGGGTCCATCAGATGAAGTTGGGGCAGTGGTCCCCGCTCGGTGTGGAAGGCGGCTGCATGGGCGGCGAGTGGGACGCGTTCATCATGGTCAGCGCCTGCGGCTGCGAGTGAGCCATGGCAGCCTCGGTTCGCATCACGTGGAACGACGCAGAGTTCCGTCGCATCACCGAGGTGCAGACGGTTCCTCAGGCTGTATGGCGTGCCGCTGGCAAGGTGCGCGACCGAGCCAAGATGAACATCACCTCCGCCGGGCTGGTGGACACCGGGGCGCTGCGCAGTAGCATCGTCGCCCGACGCATGCGGGGCGGCAAGGCGGGGGTCTGGTACGAGGTGGGCAGCGACCTGCCCTACAGCATCTTCCAGCACGAGGGCACCCGCAGCCCGATCGTGCCTCGGCGTGCGAAGGTGCTGCGCTTCACCCCGAAGGGTGGCGGGGCGTTCGTCTTCGCGAAGCAGGTGCGCGGGGTCACCGGCACGCCGTACCTCACCGACGCGTTGCGGTCGTTGACGAACGCCGACTTCGGCTCGTAGTACGCTGCGTAGTACGTTGCACTCAACATCCGCACACCCTCCCCTGGAAAGAGGAACCGATGTCTGATCTGGAATTCGACGTTGCCGTCCGCCGTGCCGAGCCCATCACGTTCAAGTTGGGCGGCGACGACCACGAGTACAAGTTCACTCCGCCGAAGTCGGCCGTCATGCTGATGCCGGTGCTGGCAGCCACCGACGGCAACATGGGCGTGAACATGACGAAGTCGACGTTCGACTGGCTGGGGCAGGGTCTCAGCGAGTCGGACAACGAGCACATGATCGCCCGGCTGCGCGACCCCGAGGACGACCTCGACATCGACACGCTGTCCACCGTCGTGGAGAAGTTGTCCGAGAAGGTGGCCGCGCGCCCTACTACGTGACGCTGAGACTCGTCGGGCTGGCCCGCAGGGAGTGGGCCAGTTTCGACGGGGACAGCGTCGAGGATCCTCTCCTGCTGCCGCCTGACAGGTTCCTCAACCGCATCTACTGGTGGGCCATCAAGAACGCGGCCGACAAGGAGTCGGTGGACAGGTTCGACCGCAAGTTGTGGCGCCCGCCCCGGGGCAGGGCCGCAGCACCGGGCAGTCCGTGGTCCCCCGAAGCGGAGACGAATGCGTTCGCTGCGCTGGCCGCCGAGGTGGGGCAGGCCGACGCGGCTGTGGCCGCTATGCGGCAGGGGCAGGCGACGACGTAGTACCATGGCCCCACCACCCCGAGCGCGCCGCGTAGTCCGCCGCTCCTCCTCGTTCGCTGGCGTATGGGCCGGGACACCCCGCAGAAGCCTGAGGAGGTGCACCCGTGGCCAGTCTGGGCGAGGCAGTCGTCGAAGTAGGCGCTGACACCAGTGGCTTCCGTGGTGACGTCGAGCGGGGTGTCAACGCAGCAACGAAGAGCGCCACTCGGTCGATGGAGAACGTCGGCAAGAAGATGTCCGGCGTGGGGCAGAAGATGTCGCTCGCCGTGACCGCGCCCATCGTGGCCGCTGGGGTCATGGCAGTGAAGACCGCTGGCCAGTTCGAGACCAGCATGAACATCCTTCAGGCTGCCACCGGCATGGGCGAGAAGGGCATGAAGGCCCTCAGTGCGCAGGCCATCACCCTCGGTGCGGACACGGTGTTCAGCGCCAACGAGGCCGCCGACGCCATGGTGGAACTCGGCAAGGCGGGCATGAATCAGGCCGACATCATGGCGGCTGTTCCCGAGGTGCTCAACCTCGCTGCGACCGAGGGGCTGGCGCTGGCCGACTCGGCGGGCATCGTCACCAGCGCCATGGCCCCGTTCGGTCTGAAGGCCGAAGAGGTGGGGCAGGCTGTCAACGCGCTGGCCGGGGCGTCCAACGCCAGCAAGGCCAGCGTCGCTACGCTCTCTCAGGCGCTCAAGTTGGTAGGCGGGGCCGCTGCCGGTACTGGCCTCTCGGTACAGGAGACCACAGGAGCCCTCGCGGCCCTTGCGCAGAACGGCCTTGAGGGTGGCATCGCCGGTACGTCTCTCGCTGGTGTGCTGCGGCGCTTGCAGCCGCAGACCGAGAAGGCTGGCGCTGCGATGGAGCAGTTGGGGCTGGACTTCGTCAAGGGCAACGGCGAGTTCGAGAAGATCGACAACGTGGCCGGGCAGTTGCAGGACACCTTCAAGGGCATGCCTGCCGCCGCACGTCAGGCGAAGTTGTCCGCCATCTTCGGCAACGACGCCTCGGTGATGCAGGCCGTGAACGCGCTGATCAACACTGGCGCCGAGGGTATGCGTGACTTCACCGCAGCCAGCAACGACCAGAGCGCCGCATCCAACCTCGCCGAAGCACGCATGAAGGGTGTGGAAGGCGCAGTCGAGAAGATGAAGGGCAGCCTTGAGACCGCAGGGCTGGTGCTGGGGCAGGCGCTGATCCCGTACATCACCATCGCAGCGGACCTGATCGCCGACCTCGCAGACCGTTTCACGAACCTGTCGCCGACCGCACAGAAGTTCGCACTCGTCGGGCTGGCCATCGCCGCAGCCATCGGCCCGGTGCTGGTGGTGGTCGGCACGCTGATCTCGTCCATCGGCGCGATCGCTGGGGTGTTCGCTGGTGTGACCGCTGCTGTGCTGGCACCCATCGCAGTGTTCGCCCTTCTCGCCGTGGGAATCGGGATGCTGCTCGCGAAGAGCGAGGCAGCCCGTGCCGTGGTGACTGGCGCCTTCGGCGAGATCAAGACCGCAGTGATGGACGCCATCGGCCCGATCGTGGCGATGATCACGGGCAGCCTGATCCCTGCGTTCATGACGCTGTGGCCCGTCATTGAGAAGGTGGGCGTCGTCATCCTGTCGGTGTTCGCTGGCGCTGTGGTCGGCGCGATCAAGGGTGTCATCCAGGTCGTGACGGGTGTGGTGTCGGTCATCACAGGTGTGGTGCAGGTCATCAGCGGCGTGCTGTCCGGCGACTGGAGCCGGGCATGGGAAGGCGTCAAGAACATCGTCAGCGGTGTGCTGAACGCCATCGTCGGCATCATCCGGGTGTGGCTGAACGTCGGTGTGCTGGCGGTCTTCCGCAAGGGCTTCTCGCTGATGGTCGGGCTGGTGCGTGGCGGCTGGAACACCATGCGGAACCTGTTCAAGTCCAGCGTCTCCAACATCGGCAGCATCCTCAAGACCATCGGCAACATCCTCACGCAGCCCTTCCGCGCTGGCTTCGCCGTGGTGCGTGCCATCGTCACCACGGCGTGGGCTGGCATCCGGGCTGCCACCTCCGCCGCGATGAACGGCATCCGCGCTGTCATCGCCGGGGTGTGGGGCGCCATCCGGGGTGTCGTGTCGGCTGCACTCGGTGCGGTGCGCGGTGCGGTGTCGGCCGGATGGAACGCAGTGAAGAGCGCCACGTCCAGCGCATGGAACGCCATCAGCGGGGCCGTGAGCACCGGGGTCGGCAAGGCAGTCGGCTTCGTGAAGGAACTGCCCGGCAAGGCAGCGGGCCTCATCCGGGCCGGGGCTGGCGCCATGGCCGAGGCGGGCCGGGCGCTGATCGGCGGGCTGGTGTCGGGAATCACCGACAAGATCAGCGCTGCTGTCGACGTGGTGAAGGGTGGCCTCAGCAAGATCGCCGGGCTGCTGCCCGGCTCGCCCATCAAGTGGGGGCCGCTGAAGTCCTGGAACAACGGAGGCGCAGGCATCCGGCTGATGGACATGCTGGCGAAGGGCATCGTCCAGGGAATCCCCGGGGTCACCGATGCTGTGAACAGCGCAGCCGCTGTCATCGCGAACGGCATGGAGAAGATCGACGTCGGCCCGGCAGTGCAGGCCATGACCGAGGCGTTCGAGAACGCCACGTCGGCCATCACCGCAGCCACCGAAGAGCGGCTGGCGGTGCAGCAGGCCGCAGCCGACAAGGAGTACGCCCAGCAGAAGCGCTCCGCTGAACGGGAGTACGCGGCTGACAAGAAGCGCCTTGAGAAGAAGTTCGGGGGCAAGGACGAGGAGAAGAAACTCAAGCGCAAGTTGGAGAAGTTGGAAGGGGTGCACGACACCCACCTCCGCAGCCTCGAGCGGGCACACGACAAGGCTTCCAAGAACCGCGAGCGCCAGTCGGTGGCTGAGACCAGCCGCCTGATCGGCATCGCCACGTCTCAGCAGGCCGCGATCACCGCGATGGCTGCACAGTGGGACGTGCTCGACGC